AGTCCAAGTAGTTCCTCCATCATCTGACCAAGTCATAATTGGAAATACAAATGGATTAACAAGAGTATCTTCAATAAGTTGGTTTGCCCAAGCAAGCATAACAATACCTGGATCAACTGGACTAGGTGCAACATCATCATCTGCACAACATCCTGTGTAACCTTCTAATGTTAAGTATCCGTTACGATCTAAATATCTCATAACTGGTGAACCTTTAACATCTAAACGTAGATAATAAGTTTCTCCACATAAGAATTGTTTACAGCATGTACCTGCAGTTTCTCCTGGATTACTTGAGTCAGGTGCATTAGCATCTGTCCAAGGAGTCAATCCTACGTGAGTAATGTAATTTGAAGGTTCGTTACCTGGAGCACGATATAACCTGCTCACATACTTACTCTTAATTGTTTTAGACTTGTTAGACTCAGTGTACCCTCCGTGGAAAGGTCCAATTTTGTCATTAGGCATTAAAGCCCCACCTGCAAGAATAAACTCACAACAAGTTGTATCAGGTGTTGTTGCCACTTGAAATGTTTTAGGATCAATAAATGAAATCTCACCGGGAGCTAAAACATTTGTTGGTGATGTACCTAGTTGTACACCTGTTAATGCAGAAACACCATTTGTGGCTACAAAGGTTTTCTTAAAAGCATGATTAAAATAAGCCATTTTGTTTTTGTTTTAATTAATATATAAATATAGTATAATATAATGAAAAGATTTTAAATAACAAAGTTATTCTTAACTTTCCTTTTATTTTAGTTAGTTGCTACGTTCAGCAGCTTGTTGTGTTCTAGTAAATTGGTTTCCTGATTCTATATCACCAGCTAGAATACTTATTGTTTCATCAATTATTAATTCTACAATATCATCTTTAAATTCAGATTCTACTTCTTGAGTAGATATTACTCCTGTATACGGGTTAGTACAATTTGTAATTTGAATTTTAACTGGTTGTCTATAATAAGTCAAAGAAGCATCTTTTATGTCAAACTCATTATTAGTATATAAATGAACAGTATCATCTATAAGAGTAGCAAATGTTTCTGCCCATGCAAAACTTGGTTGTTTTGAGTTATCTCTTAAAAGTTGATTAAGATTACCTTCTTCTGCAAGATACACTGTCATTCTTCTACTGTCACAACAATCATCATTAGCATCTATATCTACACGTTTCCATTGTAAATAATCTTCAGGTATAGTTCCCTCATAATAAAGATCTTTTTTATTAATGTTAATAGGTTCTTGAATTAATAATTTTTGAAGATCATCTTTTCTTCTTGTAGATTGTTCATCACCTTCCTTAACAATATTAAGTCCGTGAAGCTGTCTTCTAGTCCATTCAACTTGAGCTTTATTAAATGATTCTACAATTTGCCAACAGTTTACATTGTCATAATCCTGACTATCTAACTTATTAAGACGTTGTTTTACCTTTATAGTAATAGTGCTATTGAGCATAATTATTTATTTAATTATTTTCTTTTTTCCTGTACATCTTCCTCCATAACCCATCACATCTAAATTATTTTGTCCACCTCGTTTTGCTTCTTTTGCTTCTCTAAAGAATTTTAATACATTAGTTGCATCTGTCTTATTATTTTTCATAACTTTTATTTTTTAAATTTAAATAAAGACCCCCATTTTTTGGGAGCCTTTTTAGTTGGTTTAGTACATTCTTTTTTTAAACAGTTAATAGGTAAGTATATTAAACTATTACTTAAATTTTCTACCATCTAAGAATTCCAATATTTTTCACAAGCTTCATTAAGATCACTTAAAACATCTTCGTGAAGAGGGTTTTTTAAATGTTCAATAACATCAGATACATTTCTTCCAAGTAAATTTTGTGTTTTCATATGATAGATATACCCATCGGATTTAGGAGCAATGTATTTGAAAAAAGATGAATCTCTAACTATTGATTTAATCTTTAAAGTTTCCATATCAAGTTTAGTAGCTTCAATGAAAGACTTTGCAGCTCTTTCTTTATTAGATTCTGCTCCATCTCCTGAAATATGTCTATCCATATTTTCATAAATAACATCTGCAGGAGTAGATTTTTTATACTGTGCACTTTGAGTATCAACAACTTTAGCAATATAGAATAATTTAGTACTATTCTTATCATATAGTTTTTGTAACTCAGAGTAAGCTTTATTTCTAAGTTTTTTATACTCAGTTCTTACCATTACAGTTTCTTCTTCTTTATCTAAATAAAATTTTGGTGGAATAGCTTGAGATCTTGCATCTTCATAACTTTTTGCAATCATAGCAAATCCACCTGCTTCTATAGCATGTAATTTAACTCTATCAAATGGTTTTTTAGGGTTTAGATATAATGGTTGGTTACCGCAAGAAATATCTATTTTATTCCAAAACTCTTTGTTGTCAGGTTTTAATAATTGCACCTTACTCCAAAATTCTTTATCTTCTGGATCAATAATATTTGATGCTAATTCTTTTTCTAATTCAGATATAGATTCTCTAATTTGTCTTATTCTAGCTTCTCTATCTTCAGTATTTAAAACTTTTATTTCTGGAGCAAATTCATTTAATCCTGTTACATATCTAATTACTCCATTTATTTCTAAACAAGCTAATTGTTCATTATGAGTTACTCCATCAAATAAACTCATACCATAGTCTTCTAATCCCATGTTACCTGCTTGTTGATCAAAATACGGTCTTACTGCAATAGAAGTTTTTCTATTACCACCAATTTCAACTTTTGTAAAGTCTGGTGTTGCTGCTGTTGTTTGTGTTTTCATTTTTGTTGATTTTTTTATTGATTTTTATTTATTATTAAAAAAAAAAGGAGGAGTACATTACCCCTCCTTTTTAGATTGTGTTGTATTCTATTACTAGAATGAACCTCCCGTTACTGGGTTTCTCATTACAATTTTAAGAACCTTAGTTGGATCTTTTACCCATATTGCAGGCATTGTTTGAGACATCATTACTCGGTATCCATTAAACTGTCCTGAAGATTGGAATCCTTGAGAACGTCCCATATAATCCATTGTACCATTTTGGTACCACCATTTCAATTGATTATCCCAAGATAATTTCAATAAGAAAATGTTATCATTTGTATTATCAGTGATATCAAAGATAATGAATGAATAAGACGATAATGGGAACCCATCAATAATTGGATTTTCAATATCATTAGTATGAACATTGTCAAATGCCGGATTTAATACAAATTTAACATTTGCTAAAAATGGTATTACATATGAAGTATAAGCAAATCCAAAATTCAAATCCATTCCTTTACCGGTGATAGCACCAATATCAGAAGCTTGAATTACAAGACCTGAAGCAACAGCTTCTCTCTTAATAGCTTCATTTACCATTCTCATTCCACCCATACCAGTTTGTACAATTAATTGACGGTTTGGATCTGGACCTTGAAAATCAACTTTACCATTAAAGAAGTTGTAGATTTCTCCACGGAACAATTCAAGAGTAAAGTTATTTTTATTGTATACTCTTTTGAAAGAGTTATCTAATTGTCTCCAAAGACCAACTGATAATCTCATATCATCTGGACCATCTTGTCTAACTCTACCACCTTGACCCCACATTAAGTAAGATTCAATATCAGTTGCAACTTTTGACAAGTGAGCTGATTCCATTTGAGTTAAGAAAGTTCTAGAAAGATCTCCATTATCAAAAGCTTTCTTTACTTTATCTTTACCCATTACTTTAACCATATCTTCTAGTGAAGAAACAGAAGGATCTACATTTTCACCAAAATTTCTCCAGATCTCAGTAACCGGTACTGTACCATCTGCATTCATTCCACCTTTGATCATAAGATCAGCTCTAGAAGAAACTGAATAATGAACATGTGCTTCTGCTCCACCTACATAGTTGTAGAATTCACGGAAACCTGTTCTTGTTGTAATATCAGAGAAACGTTCTCCATATTCACCTCTAGCAGAACCTTTACGGAATATTTTTGTACCATTCTCAAGAAACTTTGGATCCAAGAATTTAAAGTTATCATTGTTTACTAATTGAACTGTATAGATACACCCATCTCCTATAGGAAGGATATCTTCATCTGTTACGTACATTTCAACTCCGTTGTATTTGTCATAAGTGATGATATCACCATGTCCAAACTCACGTCTGCTTAATTTAATACGAAAAGTTGAACCATCTGTTCCAAGAACTTTAGCTGGATCTTCAATATTTTCAACAATATAAGGAAGATCTGTAGTAGTTGGCGTTTGCCATTTATACTCTCCACGAGCATTATCTACCATTATTACATTTTTACCACCAAAGCTAGACATTTGATAAAGAGGCATTTCTACTTTCTGGGCCATTGCCCATAAGTCTACTGGACCTAAATCCATTGGTTCTGCATCTTTTAACATGTTCACTAAGTGGTAAGAGTCTACATGAGAGCTTGCATTGTAAGCTGTATCCCGTAGAAAGATACCATTATTTAATACTGGAGTTGCCATTATTTATTTTGTTTTATTTGTTACTAATTAAAATCTCTTAAACATATTGTTTTTAGAGACGGTTCTTTTATTTGTCTTACTAGATTTTCTAGCAGGAGTTGTTTTTTCATGTTCATTATTTATAGAAGAAGAAGTTCTTTTTCTAGACTGTTCAGTCTTTAATTGCCTTACTGTTTTTTCTACAGCTTGTTTTCCACCTTGATCTCTTACTTTAGTTTTATATCCATTTGGATCTGCAAGTAGCCAAAGTGCTTCTGCAATAAGATCGTGTCTTGGTTCTACAAATTGATACTTTTCTAATAAATGACCTAATAAGTTTGTAGGTTTACCAGATATAGAAGGATAATTTGGTTGAACTAATCCTGAAAATAATAAACCTTGAACTTTTTTATCAAGCTTTAAACCTCCAATAGTACCACTAGATAAGGTGCTATAAACATTTTCTTGATATGCTTTTGATTGTTCAGCTTGTTGTTCTTTTTTATGTTCTTGTCTTGCTAATTGCTGTCCAACAATTTCTTCTTGCATAGCATCCAACTTAGGTTTAAATTGATTAGCTTTTTGCTCAATCCTATCTAAATCTTTCCAATCAGTAATTTCTTGTTCAATTTCTTCTGGAGTACCAAACCCTGTTGCATTTAAATATTGTCTTGCAATTTCTGCTTGATCATATTCATTTGTTACATCAAGTTGTCTCATTTCCTCAACTTGAGCTAATGTTCTAAATAATCCTTTAAGATCTTGACCACCATCAGCAACATATTTAGCAGCTACTTGAAGTTCTTCTGGTAATGACTGAAAAAACTCTTGTGGTAACTTCTCTGCAACCTTCTTTTCTCTTTCTTGAAAATTTGCTTCAAATAATTCTCTAAAGTCTTTAGTAGTATAATCTTCTAAATCTTTATCATCATCAAAGCCAAAAAGAGAACCTTCTTCAATCATCTTAGCAGCTAATTCTTGCAAACCATTTTTATCAGTTTTACGTCTACCAGGTGTAGCTTCTTGATCTTCATGTGAAGTAATTACTTCATCAAGTTCATCAATAGTATCCTGAACCTCAGATGCAGTAACTTCTGGTTTTTCTTCTTCCGTTTCTGCTGTAGTAGTTTGCACTTCTTCAACAGGTTTGTCAATGAACGTAGTGTCAACAGGTTCTTCAGTGTGAAAAACTGTTTTCTTTTCTTCTTCTTCTGGAAGCATGATGCTTTCTGCACCCGGCATTCCAAAAATCTCATCAATATTTATATCTACTTGATCTACCGTTGTAGAATCTTGTGACATTGTTTCGTTTTCATTCATGTTGTTGGTTTTATGTTATACATTAATATACTAAATAAAGATTTACTTACCACTAGATAAACTTAAAAAATTTAAAACATTTAAAAAAAAAACTGCAATATATAGCTAAGTCTATTCATTACCTTTTGGTTTAACATCATATTTGTTTTTATTCTCTTGTGCAATTTGTAATTGCTTATCTGCAATTTCTTTTTGAGTTTGTAGTTTTTCTCTTTCAAGTTGGTTCTTTTGAGATTGTATAACCATTCTATTAGACTCTTTATCTCTTTGTAAATTAGCTTGTTCTTGATATTGTTCTGTATCTTTAATATCTGTCATAGCATCTTTATAGTCAGATATTTGATTCTCATTAATATCTGATCCAGCACCATAACCAGCAGCTCTAATTTCTGCAACTAAGATATCTCTTCGTCTATCTTTTTCATTTTCAGCCATTTCAGTATCAACCTTCATTTGCTCTACTTGCTGTTCTTGTTGTAACTGCTCCTGTTGCATTTGCTGTTGTTGTTGCATTTCTTGTTGCTTCTGTTGTTGTTGTTTTTGTTCTGAATCTTTAAGTACAGTATTTAAAGAAGCTAATGAATCTGATTGAACAATCTTACCAAGATCGTAAATACTAGCACCTGTAGTATTATTTTGTAATGCCATTTGTTTTAATTGTTCTAATACAGCTCTGTGATTAGCATTTGTACTAATTGAAATATTTAAATCTCTTAATAATAAATCAGTACCGTTTATTTCAAAATTTACTTTTTCATCTGCTGATGTTATATATGTAAGTCTTGCAGATGGTTTTGTAGAATTATAATACTGAGCTAAATTAGTTCTCATTTCGTGAACTCTAGGCATAAGGTAATCACAATGTTGTATAAAAAACATTTCTGTTTGTGCATATGATGCACTTACTGCTTGTTCAACACCTGTAGCTGTAGTTTGAGATAGTTGTTGTCCCATTCTTTGTGGATTAACACCTATTACTTCATAAGCTTGTCCTTTAAAATAATTAGCTAGTTGTATTCTACCCATTAATCTATTAGTCTGTTCTAGATCTAATTTTTGAAAATGATTAAAGTTTAATGCATTCTCTGTATTTGTTATAGAAGTATCTAAAGGTAGCATTTGAAAATTCTTCATTGCAACATATGCTTTTGCATAATTCCCTTTACCCCAATCTTCACCAAGTGAATGCTTTGGTAAACTATTTTGATCTAACATGATTACTGTACCAAGCTCATCTATTAATATATCTGCAATTTGATTATTTACAATATTATAACCAATTTGATATGGCTTCATTAGATCAATTAATGCTGAAGATTTTGTATTTCTATCTGAAAATACTGAACCTTCTATAGGTAATTTACATCCATATAAACTACTGTCACCTTTAAATTGAAATTTTAAAGGTCCCATACTATTTCTATTTATACCAATATAAATTGGAGAAAATCCATCTGGATTATTCATACCCCAAAATGATGGAACATTTGGTCCAATCTTTACACCTCCCCAAGTTTCATTTATCCAAATCCAATCTATATGTTCACCAAATAATAAAGTATCTTTATCTTTATTTTTAAATAATCTTGTATCATATATTGGTTTATCTGTTATACCATAATCTTCAGATACTATATCATTTGTTACTTCACCTTCTTCAGTAATCTTAGTTAAGTGTCCTACTTTTCTTTGAGATTTCCAATACGTAGTTGTAACCCTTAATAAAGTAGCTACACCCTCATCTTGAAAATCTTCACTTTCTCCTAAAATTTGAGTCACTATATCAGAACCATCTAATACGTTACCAGCCATAAAAGAAGTGTATTGTCTATATGCAAGTGATGGCATATTAGTATTCCATGCATGTGATTTAGTAGCATCATAAAAAGAACCATCATTTTGCTGACCTCCTATAGCATAACCAGCTGCCCTTATTGGATATACTGCCTCTAATGCTTCATGTTGATCTTTTGTAAGTATGTGACCATATTTATCTATTACATCAGATACTGTAAGCATATCAGTTTTACCAGCCCAATTAGAATCAGATATATATCTAATATCTGGTGACTTATGGTAAAATGTAAGTACAGGATTCCATAACTCTACTTCATAATCATCTTCCATCATATGAAAATGCCAGAATTCTCTATCTGTAATTAACATATCACGAAATGCTCTTTCTTCAAGTTCATCTATACGGAATCTATCTACATCTACTTTATGTTGATGATCTGCCCATTGTTCTATCATGGACCTATAATCTTTTTTAAAGAATTGTTCAATTTCAGGTAGTGACTTTAAAGCTTCAGGTTGTAATTGTTGTTGAGCCTCTTCTGATTCAGGATCTAATCCTTGTTCAAGCATAGCAGCTAACATTTTAGTTGAAGCATCTGCCATTAAAGTTTGTTCTACCTGACCTCTTTTTTGTTCAAGCATTTCATTATAAGAAAAATCATCAACTGCTCTATAGCTTAATCTAGATGATCTTTTTGCAAACTCAGCAGTAAGTACATTAATAACATTAGGGATAATTGGATAAAATTTTAACTCTAATGCAGCTGCATCATCTCTAGTTAAAAGTTCTACTACATCCTCATATTCATTATCTTCTTCAACTATATAATCAGATCTATCTATAATACCTTTTGCAAGCTTGTAGTTTTTCATCAACCTTCTTGCATTTTTTCTCATTTGCTTTAATCCCTGCCACTCTAACCAGTCAACATTCCACGCAGCCCACTCATCATCTTTACTTTTTTTTGGTAAAAACTGCAAAGGTTGAGTGATACTACCCATTCTATTTTGCTTTGTTTTAGCACCATTTTTAAGTTGCATTGCATTAAGTACTTGCATAATTTTTATTTAATATTTTTAAATGGTGATCTTTTAAAAGACCCTCTTTTCATACTCCCTTTACCACCCATATGTCTAAAAGGACTCTTAGTTAATTTAAACAAATTTTCTGACTTTTGCAAGTTTTTAGCTGCATCGTCTCTAACTGTTCTTTTATTATATCCTCTATTAGAATGTTGTATTTTCATAAATCCAACTAAAGCTGCAAATGACACCAACCTATCTGTATTAACACCTATAGCATATTCTCTCATTTCCTTAATTAGCATTGGATCAGGTATTCTTTCAATTCCATAGGTAGTTTTAACTACTGTACAATCAGTTTTTGTTTCTTGGTCTAATTCTTCTTTAGTATACTCTATAGCATAACTAAGAAGATGTCCTTTAAATAATGTTCCTGTATTTTTCCATCCATACTCCTGGAAAACGTTAGCATTAGAACCAAGATCTTTTAAAAACATAATTTGACCTTTTGGAACAAGGTATCTTTGCTTTTTTCTATGTATCATATATTGAATAAATAACGATATGTTATTTTCAACTAATGCCCATGCATTATACCACTCTATAATTAATTCAAGCCGTTTATGTGTTTGATTAATATCATCAAATCTACCACACCATGCTGCAACAATTTTATCTTGTTCTATATAAGTTTCAATTTCTGTACCATTTATATTAGTTACTTCAATAGGTGCTTTCATTATATAAATAGAACATAAGGATTCTGAAGTAGTTGTTTTACCTTCTGATACAGGATCAATAGAAGCATAATAAGTTTGAGCAAATACAGCATCTTTTATAGGTCTTTCCCAAACTACAAGACATCCTGTTTTATCCTCTGTTTTTTTCCTAATTGGAAATTCCATAATAGGAAGTTTATTACTCTTTTTTACTGCAGGTTTTCCATCAGCATCAGCAAAAATATCTAAAAATTCATAACCATATTCTTTATCTTCTATTCTTCTTTCTTGTGCTGTAAGTAAATGAGGAGGAAATACAGATACTGATCTATGATCAAATGCTTCTTTAATATTCCTTGGGTGCTGTGATATTCTTAGTTGATATTCTTCTGGTGGTAATTCTTTTTTCCATTCTTCAAATTGATCAGTTAATGCTTCTAATGATTTTTTAACATTAGAGTTGCCATGCTCATCAATATGAGGAGGCATTGACCATTGTTCAGGAATAAATAAACCTGTTAAACCTTCAGTACCTTTCTCATCTATTAAGTCTGTTTCTACAGCATAAACATCTTGAGCTACGGGATTCTGAATCATTTCCTTTAATGGACCACATTGTGATAAATCACCTACTGACCCTGCAGCTATAAACATACCAGTTGTTGTAAGTCCCGATCTCATTGCAGGTCTCATGTACTCATATGTTTTATTCATCTTAGGTGCAATTCCTGCTTCCTCATGAAAGAAAAACTTAACTGGACCACCAACTCCATTTGTTGGATCTTTCTCAAATGACATACCTTGTATAGTTCCTTTAAGACCAACTTCAGTTTTACGATCACCTTTTCTAACCTCAATCTTTTGTTGCCACATCATAACTTTATCTGGTGACATAGGTCTATACCAAGCAGTATGTTCATTTAAAAATGCGGCATATTCTTGTAAAAACTTCCAAGATCCTTTTTCATTTATATAATCTTTTAAACTAGCACCTATTTTTAATGTAACACCTGGCTCAAACCATTGTTGATTTATTAATTTAGCCATATGGTAATAGGATGATGCTATCTGACGTTTCTTCAATATAGCAACATGTTTATAATTTAATTCTGCTAATATTTCATATAATGCCATATGATACTGTGCATCTCTTACATCAGCAAATCCAAATTTTTGAATTTCCTTATTGAAAATTGGTAAAAAATTTAACCACATGTAATACTCTCTTGCAAGAAACCAAGTTCTATCTTTATCTTTTATAATAACACCCTTTCTACATTTAGTTTTTTCATTATCCCAATATTTTACAAAGTCACTTGATTTAAAGGGAGCTGTACAATATACTCCATCATTTTCAAATTTTTTAGATTGTTCAATAAATATGTTACTTGTAAGTTCGTTGAATAAATATTCTCCAGGTTGTTTAAATAAATCTTTGATAAACTCAGCGAAGTCCTCTCTAGACTCAAAACTGGTAGTTGTCCATTCTTCATTTTCATAAGTTGGTATATCTTCGTAAATTTCACTCATTATGAGTCATATGCTAATCCTAAACCTCCACGTACTCTTGATGATTGTTCATCTTGAAGGTCTTTATAAGCCCCTTTAAATGAAGATCTAATTGCTTCAAAATCTTTTGCTACAGCTCTTATCTGGCTAATATTACCATCTCTACCATCTGTAATTTGAGTATTCTCCATATATTTTGCTAATCTATCTAACATAGTTGAAATACCTTTATAAGCTCTGGATGTTGGTGTTTCAAACATTCTTTGACAAAACTGTAGAGCTGTAAATATATCCTCATCTT